CCTCCATTTATTACCTTCTGAATCTACTATGGATTCTATAGAAATTATATCTGCATCATATAAATTAAGTGTTTTGAATTTTTCAGCTGCTCCTATTGTAAAATTCTGTGTTCTTACTATTCCCGAAACTGATGGGACTGTTTTTTTAAGTAAATAGTATTCAGGGTTGTTTGAAGAATCATATTGATAAATATTTAATGTTGTTGGTTCAAAGCTAGATGAGAAACCAAACCTTGCATCTTTAGTGGTATAAAAAGAAGCTCCTTCAGTAGATGTAAAAACAGAATTTTTATTTATAGTTAAAGCATAATCATAATCAGGTTCATAATTATTAGATGCATCTGAAGGTATTAAATGAGATATATCTAAATTTACACTAGCTGCTGTTGTTGTTTTTGGTTTATACCCCATAGAATATGCCAGATTATACAAATTTTCACTATCTTGGGCTAATGATAAAAAGGATTCTCTTAATTGAGTATCTGTGTAAAAGGATAAGACATCACCTACATAAGCTGCCATTTCCAAGAACATCATTCCGGGGTTGCCCTCACTAAAATCATTAAAATTATCAGGAAAATAAGTTTGTGTAAATTCTATTAATTGGCTTTTGAAACCATTATAGTCTTTACTTAGATATTTTACATCTTTATCTTGGGTTTTATTTGATACTTTTGAATAAGCCATTAGCTAAAATTTAATTGTACTGAGTCTGATGAATTATCTAATAGATAAGTATATGTTAAACTAATAGATACTGTATGTCTATCTTCTGATAGAGATGTTCCTATATTTTGTAATTTGATAGAAGGTATATAAACATTTATTTGGTTTTGGATTTTTTCTTTTAATTGTTCTAGATCTAGGTTTTGTTCAAATAAAAGGTTTTTTACACCTATTCCATATTGGGGTAAATTTAATCTTTCACCAGGATAAGTTAACAATAAATTAATTAAATTAGTCTTTGTTTGTTCTTTAACAGTTTCAGTTCCTGAAAACATATTTATTTCATCTAAGGGAAGAGCTACCCCTATCTTAATATTTTTGTTAAGATCTAATGGGTTTATTCTTCTTGATGAAAGTATTCTAGGCATTGTTAATTTCCTTTTTTCTTATCTATTGCTTTCATTAAATCACTATAATCTCTTGTTACAGCTTTTGCTACTGGTTCCGACATTCCTGTTGTGTCTTCAGACATAGGAGCGCCTGTTGCAAATGGTTCAGATAAACTAACAGGTGAGTGTCCTGATTCTGTGTTTGTGTCTCCCCCTGCTGTTTCATTTAAGAGGTCATTTAATGCTTTGTTAGATGTAAAGTTTTGTTTTGGGCGTTGTTTTATAGGTTGTGTGCCCATAATTTTATCTCTTAAAGATGTTTTTGCTGTTTCCGATATTGGAGTATTTGGTACTTCAACTAGTCTTTCAGTATGTTCTACGATTGTTGGTTTTAATTCATCACGTAAATCTTCTTTAAGGGATTTGATTTCTCTACGTAACGCATAATCGATTTCTTCTCTAACTATTTTTCTAATTAAGTTTTCGAATGTTTTTGCTTTCATGTTAAAAATGTTTGTTTATTATAAATATAAAATTTGTTTGTTTCTTATTAAGAATTATTAATTAAATCCCAATTTGTAGTCCCACCGTAGTTTTGATACATTGATTCATCTAATCCTCCTCCTACACCTCCTCCAATATATCTTTGTTCTACTTTAATATTTTTAATTCTTTGGAATTGTACCCCAAGTTTATATACCCTTCTTATTGCTCTATTATCCCCCCTAGCAATTAAGTCTTCTAATAAACTCGTATAAAGTTCTTGAGTTTGAGCTATTATATCTTCTAAAGTAATAGGAGAAGTTGTTGGAGGATCTGTGTTTGTTGCACCTCCTGTATTTGGAAGAGAGGGGACTGATAGAGATGTAAATTTATTACAATCATCTTCAAACTTCAATTTCATATATATTATAAAATATTTTAGTTTTTCTATTTCATCTACTATTATTTGTATTTTACTTTTTAACTTGGTAATATTATCAAATATTATATTTGCTTTAGATATATATCTATCTAAAAGCGTGGGTAGAGATCTAAATAACTGTGTATATTCTGCTATTTTTACTTTTGCTAGATTTACACCATTATTTGTATTAGCAATTACTAAACCATTAACTGGTCCTCCTGATCCCGGGAACGATATTTGAGAAACTAAAATAGAAGGTGCAGCCATTATAACATATCGTAAGGGCTCCATTATGGCTTTTATAGCGTCTGTTATTGCTTGTATTCCCTCTATAGGGCTTGGTATATTTGGTATTTCTACTCTAGTTGAAATTGATCCTATTTTTTCTTCTAATCCAGTTAATACTGTTAGTCCTTCTTGTGCTATTTTATCTATTTTATCTAGTTGATCTAGTAATTGTTGTGCTTTTTCTTCAAATTGGTTTTTACCTTTTATACTACAAGAACCATGGTTTATATCTGACTGTAGTGTTTTTATAATTTGCTCAGGGGAAAGAAGTTGGTCTTTAAGTTCCGCTATTTTTTTCTTTCCTTCTTCTATAGCTTTACGTCTAACTTCAAGTATTACTCTGTTTATACTAGTGTTTATTTTATTTCTTACTGCTTGTGAAGACATTTTATACTAATTTTGTATTTTGACTTAATATATCATCTAGGCTACCCCTTATAATTTCTATTTCATCCATTAAACATTGCATAGTACCAATATTGGCCGAATTCATTCCTGTAGGAGTACCTGCTGCTGTTGTTGTATAGGCTACATTAAAACACATATCTAAGGTCATTTGATCTAATACCTCCAATATTTTTTTTAATAATGCTTTTAATTCATGTCCTAAAACTGCGGGTTCTGTTGGTAGTTCTCCTGTTCTTAAGTTTCCCAACCCTAAATATATGTTAGGAGAATTTACTATAAATTTGGTATCTTCTGAATTATCAGTATCAAAATGGAAATTTCCATTGGTTGAAAAACCTATATGCTGGTCCGAATATAAGAGTATTGCGTCTTTTTTAGCATTAAATACTAATCTATCCGAATTTATTATTACTTGGTTTCCTTGATATGTGTTGGGGGAATCTGGTGGTCTCATTTTAATCTAATATTTCTGGATCCGCAATTTTTATTCTATGGGTAAAATTATCTAAGAAAAATGTGTCTTCATCTTTATAAAATTTATGAATCCTAGGGTCTGTTGATGACACAGAATTTATTTTTTCGTTATTTCCTTTTATATAAGAAATATGAACCCAAGAAAAGGAATTATTAATAGAGTTCCACTCTCCCTTTTCGGGGTATTCCCATATTATTTGGTGGTATTTGGGTAAGTTTAATACACACCAATTGAATAGATCAGTTGTTTTAACACCATTCGTAAGAACTATATCTGCTGCGTGGCCATAACAGTGTTGACTGTTTGGTGTTCCTCCTAATAGTTTATTTACTTTCATATTTCTATAAACAGAGGTTAGGCCTAAATCTTCTCCATATTTTCTAACTAAAGGATTTATACAATATTTAAATAATTCATGTAAATTAAATATTATTCTATCTTTACGTAATTCAGGAATTGGACTCCCCCAATTATAATCAGATCCAGGATAGTTATCTATATTGTGGTCATGTGCTATGGGAGAATAAGTACATTGCTTTAAATTAAAATACCCCCTATTCATTATATCTTCGGCGGAAAGTGGTTTTTGCTTCATCTTAAAATATATTATATATTACTAATTTGGCCCATTATAGTAGAAGCTTCTTCATTATTTGCAGAATGGATTGTTGGAACTCTACTCCTATAATTGGTAGAAGGACAGGAATAAGGATCCACACATGTTGGGGCTATATCATAATATGCTACTTCTGAGGAGGTTATTCCTTTTAAACTTATTAATTCTTGAAGGCCCTTAGGGGGTATTTTAAAAGGGGAATTGAATATAATATCTTCTGTTGTAGTATTATATAATATTTTGTTTGATAGGTTTATTTCTCTTTTACTCATTATTGCATATGTTTATAAGATAGAGGGTGTTCTTCTGGATATATACCTGCTTTTTGAAAATTAGATATTTGTTGGTTTGAACATAAATAAATACTTGAATCATCCCCATTTATCTCTTCTAATATATGGTCATAAGATGATTTAAAGGGTGGTTTTGTATCTACATCATCTGTTTGTCCATTTCTTATAATAGTAATAGGAT